CAGCACCATCAACACTGACCACGCGACCGCCGCTGCCCCACTCCGTCACATCATGCTGCAGGAGGATCACATCGCCGATCGTGCATGCAATCGCATCAACGTAGGCATCAAAGGTACACGTCCGCAGCTCGTACTTATTTGCACGCAACGCGTGCTTGCCATGCGCATACGCCTGTTTGAGATCGGTGCATCCCATCAGCTCAATCTGCGTCGGTGTGGCTAGTGCCTCACTGGCGTCGTAGTCGTCGGCAAACACAGGGAGCACATCACGCTCGTAGTTTTTCGCCGCGTTCATGAAGGAGATTTCAACGACGTTGGCACGCCCCTGCGTGCCTTGAAACTCCTCCTTAAAGCTGTCCTGCTTGATGTTCCCGACAGTGAAGAGCTGCGAGGGCTGTGCCGCATAGTCATAGACACATGTAAAGCGCGTCCCCTGCATGATGACCTTGCCGCGCCCGACCGTCTCCGGATAGCGCAGCGCCTCCCACGTCTGCATCGCGCTGTCATAGATGTAATTGAAGGTGTACCCCTTCGCCGCACACTGCTCCGCCCATCCCTTGAACATATCATAGGAGAGACGTTCCGCAGGCTCACCGCGTACAATGTAGCGGTCACCGATCTTTCTGCACTGATGCAGGATGTCGTAGCACGCCCACGCGGGATTATCCGCGCGTTTTTCCTCATACGCTTTGCTGTATGGATTCCATACATAGACCTTCGAGCGTTCCTGTACCCATGTCACCGTAGGATCGTTCCCGTTCAGCTGCTCCGTCGCAAGTGCACGGATGCCAATGAGCGCTTTGCCGGGGTGGATGAAATCGTCATAGACAATCTGTGTAAGCTGAGACCAATAGACACGATTAACATAGCGGACGGATGTGCCGCCTTTGGATACGCAGCGCATACGCACCTCGTACCGCCCCGGCGGCAGGTTCTCGAAACGGTAGACGCGGTAGATGCTCTTATTCGTCGCATCACGAATAGAGCCGCTGTGTTCGCCTCCGCCTATCAACATTCTTCCGATGGATGTCACCCACTCATTACCCCTGCGCGTCAGAAATGCATCCGTCCCCGTAGTATTGCATAGCGGTAGCTGCATCCATTCTGCATTACTGCCAACAATGCGACATTCTGCCGCAAGCGCAATGCTTGTCGCGTCAAGTCCGCCGCTGTCGTTGCTGTAGTAGAGACCATTCGGCAGTGCAACAGTAAGCTCGATGCCCGTGCACTCGTTGCCCTGTACCTCATGTGTCGACCATGCTTCCGTGAGCTCATAGTTCAGCTGCTGATCGGCGTAGGAGTCCGCAAAGTTCGGGATAACTGCCTGATCGTTCGTCCCGAGGCGGATATCTACCTGCACGTCCTTATAATTGCTGATAGGGTTTTCGTTGATACGGATGTTTCGGATGTCCTGCAGCTCACCCTCTCCCGCGCAGTAGAGGAGATGGAGATACTGCCGTGCACCGTCACTGATGATGTGGCGCGAGAGGAGGACGCCGCCCGACTTCATCGCCCCGTAGGTGATGGCAAGTGGATGCCCCTGCCCTGTGAGCGTCGATGTCCCTCCCCAGCCATACGTCTGCGACTGCTCTGTGTTGCTCATGTCAATCCGTGGACGGTTGAGCCTAGAGACAAGAGAGCCGCCGATCATGCCGATGGCAATAGCCGTCACCATGCGCCATCCAAAAGAGAGCGCTCCAAGGAGTGCACCACTCGCGATGCCCGCCGTCACAAAGGACAGACCAAGCGAGAGAATCATCCCAAAGGCCTTACCCTCAATATGCGGGACAATAACGACACAGTCACCATCTACGGGTACGGCATCCGGCTCGCAGAGCATACCATTGATGGAGTATTGCCACCGCCCGGGCTCGTTAAAATACGAGCGCAGCGGCATACCCTCACGGCAGACAACCTCCTGCGCCTCCCTCTTCGTTACGTCAAAGGGATTGCGCACGATGACGAGCTGTATCATGTTTTTCCTCCTTTGTAACGATAGGTGCCCATAATGCGCCGCCGATAGCGCTCCACCTGCTCCACGCAGACGCCCGCATACTCCGTGGAGTGCAGGAACTTCCCGCCGCCAAGATAGATGCCGACGTGATCGGCTGCACGCCCCGTGAGGTTCATCGCAAGGATATCTCCCTCGCGCGGCTCGTCATGCACGGGCATCCACTCCGAAAGACCGATCTCAGACGGCGCACCGCTCATCCAGTAATCCGTATAGGACCGCAGCGTAATCCCCTGCGCAGCGTAGTACCGGGCGACCAGTTCCCAACAGGGCAGCTCTGCCCATGTCTTGCCCACAAAATCATGGATTGTTGGATGCATAGAGACCTCCCTGCGGTATTGTCGCCTCACCGCCGAATCGCTCGTTATTCTTCAGTTCGCGGCAGCGCTTGAGCGTCTTGTTGCACTTACTCGCAGTACCCTTGTAGCCGCACTCAATGCCCTTAAACTTAAAAGGACAATAGTCTTTCATCATACGGATGGGAGGGAAGCGCCGCGTAAAGGAGAAATCCGTGCCGAGCGTGAACGTCACCCACTCCACATCACAGGTAACGCCCGTCACAACGAAATGCTCTTCCACCTCTGCAACATTCGGAATATCTGTATGATACACACGGATAATGACCTTACAGCCGCCAAGCCCATTATTCTCCTCGACGTAGCGCTGTATTGTACCGGTCACGTTGGATACACTGAGCTTTACATTCGGCAGTTCTTTGCCGTCCTCCGTGATGTCCTCAAGCGAAAAAGGGAAGGCGACGTATTCCTGCCCACCAAGCGTAAGGTTCTCTGTGTTATTGACGAGATAGATCGGACTGCCTGGAATCTGCGCCTCGAGGGCGAGAAGCCACACGCCGCTGGTAGAGAGTTTATTTTTCTCGATGATACTTGCCTGTGATAGATTGAGCATATTACGCCTCCGTCAGTTTGATGCCGCCCTCCCAGTATCCGTGATTGGTGCACGAGAAGGAGAAATCCCCGTCAAAGCGCACGTTAAACACCTTGCCGGAAAAAGTGCCGCCCGCTCCAACGGTGTACGTCCAGCGAAATGGAACAGCGCTATTCACCTCACGATAGAATGCACGCAGCTTTTCATAGTCCTGTTCCGGCAAAGCCGTCCAGGAGAGTTCAAAGCTCATCGGCGTGCGCGTAAAACGCTTGCGGGCAATGATGACCTGATTCTCCATCTTGCCCTTGAGCGCTGTGTCGGGGATCGTCTCCTTGATCGGATAGATCGGCGGCGCAATCTTCGGAAAATCCATTACACCGCCCCCTTAATCACATCGCGGATTCCGTTTTTATTTGTGGTATAAGCATCAATGAAAACGTTCGTCACCCACTCCGAGCCGTTAAATTTCGTCTCTGCCGTGCCCGTCATGCGCTCGTTGGTATTGTTGTTGACAATCACGCGGATATTCGGCGCTGTGCCGCCACCGCTTGGCAGGGAGTTGAGGATGCGCCCCGGCTGTGTTGGACGGAAAATCTCGGGGCCGCGTTCACCGACGATATAGGTCTTGCCCATCGATACGGGGCCGCCTGTCGCTTTCCCCACATAGGTAGGCGCCTGTGTGAAAGAAACCGTTGTTGGGAATGTATAGCTGCTCGATGGCATCGCTGCAGCTTTTCCACCGCCAAAACCAGGAAGAATCATCGAAAGCCAGTGCGTAATCATCTGATTCATGAGGAATTTGACAATAGCATTCAGCATGTTTTTGAGCATATCCGAAAACGAATCCGCAAGACCGTCGAATCCATCCGTCAACACATTCATAAATCCGTTTGTGAATCCGTCTGCCATCGACGTAAAGAGCGAATCTGTCAGGTCTTTCATCTGTGCGCCCACGTCGCGCAGTCGCTCGAACTGTTCTTCCAGCGTCGCATGCAGGGCTTCCTGCGTCGTCCGCGGGGATTTACGCATTGCCTCCACTCGCTGCTGATCGAGGCGTGCCATCTCTGCCGCCGCCCACTGTTCCACCGCAACACGAGCTTCAGCGGAGTCCTTCGTCATGGCGACTTCTTTTAGGCGGTTTTCCTTCTCACGGTTGAGCTTTGTCACGCCGATCTGATATGTCGCCTCTGCCTCCGCGCGTACGTCCTTATTCACCTGCGCCCATGTGAGCGCCGTCTCGCTGCGCAGATCTTCGTTTGCCTCGCGCCAAGCCTTTGTGACCTTTTCCTTGACGATATTCGCATACTCATCGAGTTTGGCACGCAGGGCGGTTGTATCAATGCCGAGGTCAGACGCCTCCTTGATCTCCTTCTGCATTTGCTCCATCTTCTGGTGGAGCGCATCCATGCCCTTCTCGTAGGTCGTGCCGACCTCATTCACAATGTCATGCGCAAGAGATGCGATGCTCTGCTGTACCTTCTCCGTAACGCTCGCGATCTTTTCGGCGAGACGCGCAGCCTCTCGTTCAGCGGCATCGATACCGGAGCGAGATCCGCGCCCCGATTTCGTCCCTTTTTCAGAGCGGGTAAATCCTGCCGTCTTCCTTGGACTCCGATAGTTCGGGTCAAAGTCGCCGTCCGTATCTCCGGCATATACGCGCGGTGCATCAGAAGAGACATCCCTGTCAAGATAGGCGCGCCCACGCGCACGTACATCATCCACAGACTCAGAGGCAGAATCAATGAGATTAGAGGCCGCCTTGACAATGGCAAGCTCTTTAACGGCGGCAATGGCCTCCTCAACCCACGCGATAAAGCGCCGCACATAGCCGATGGCCGTCTCCATCGCCTCATAGACCCAATCTGCCGCCGCCTGGAATGCATTTTTGAAGATATCAATGACAGGCGTGACCGTTTCATCAACCTCTGCCACAATTCCAGCGATGAACTCAATCGCCGCCGTGCAAAAGTCCCCGACAATCTCCTTTGCAGAGTTCCAGAGATCAGCGGTAATGCCATAGATATAGTCCCACGCATCCGCGATGTACGTCTGCACGGTCAGGACGACCTCAAGGACGGTGTCGAGTATGCTTGCAATCACGCCGATTGCACCATAAACAAGGCGCTGTATTGTGGCAATAACAGGGATAATGGGGCGCATCGACATGAGCGCAATATTCCCGACGTCCAGGAAAACATCTACGAGCTTGGAAAACGACCATAGGAGAGTCTCTGCAACAGGCGCGGCATCACTTAGGCTTTTCTTGATTGTCTCTCCAAAGGCAGATACCTTCTCGATCAGATCATCCGG